TACAGCCAATGGCAACATTGGCGGAACAGCTAACATTGCTGCAACTGGTTCAGTTAACTTCCAAGGTCCCAAGCTGGATTTCTTCAGCTTGGTGGCCAATGGTGCGTTGACAACATCGGCAAACGTCAATGGCTACATCAACAATGTGTTGCAAGCTATTCAGACCAAGGGTACAGTAGCCATGTATCAAGTTAGCCCAGCAGCACCAACAGTGTTGAACTTGGCTATCTATCCAACAGGCGCATACACTGCTGCTACATTGTTGACCACTGCTAATACCAGTGCCACAGTGGCATCCGGTGGTCAGAACTTGGAATTGAGTTCAGCAGCCGGCAATGCAGTGTTCACTACTGCTGCTACCAACTTTGCTCCTGTCTAATCTTAGATAGCAGTAAAAATCAAGGCCCTGGTTTATTTCCGGGGCTTTTTTTTGGCCGTAAATACCTCATGGCATATAGTATTTGTGTATTAACTGATTTTGATTGTAGACCCACTGGGGTTACAGGACATTTTCGAACAAACGTCTTGCCGTTTGTGGATCGAGCTGATCAATCAATAACCAATTTTGACTCCTGGAACAGCAGTAGAAATCAACAACGCAACTGGGAAACCCTATTGCAATTGATAGGACTGTACACACAGCCGCAGCACATATCTGATATACGAATGCAAAACGGTCGTTGGGAATTTGAGTTTGAAACAGAGTTTGATGATGTGTTTCGACTCAATGAAGATCCAGTGGGCTTGCTCAAACAGGCATGCCGTGGCGTTCCAATCATCAACTATGTTCAACAACAACTGACCACACTACTACAACCAGACGTGAACATTTGGTTCTATCCAAAAGGCCATAAATAATTCATGGACACAACAGAAATAGAAAAAAAGAGCCTGGAAGCGCATGTAGAGCTCTGCGCCGAACGTTATCGCCATCTAGAACTGCAACTAGATTCTGCCAATTCTGCTATCAGTCGACTAAAAGAAATGACAGAAGAAGTTCATGCCATGATGCATAAAATTGTGGACAATCGAAACAATCAATTGATAAACTGGGGACTTGGATCTATTGGGTTCTTGTTGGCCACTGTTGGTTGGTTGTTATCACACTACGTATTCAAATGAAAGCCAGCCGCAAATTGGCCGCCCTGGCCGAAAGAGAACTGCCTCATCTGCTGGAAAACGTCATTGTGGAAGACGGGGAAAAATACCGTGCTTTTGGCAAATACACAATACAGCCTAGAGATCCGGGATTTGACGTTTCCATAAGAGACGATGCTGTGGGCAAATTTAGCACCACTAAATCTGCCCTTGCCTGGTGCATAGCTGACAGATTAAACTATTTTAATCTTGCTAGACAAATACAAGAGCTAGATCAATCACTCACACGATTGCGCAATGACATTTACATCCGTAAGAACATTGCAGATCGTATGTCGGGAACTGCCTGGGAAACTGTAATAACCAAAGTATCCTACCGACAAGACCAAAGTCAACTGCTGGAACAAGAGTTGACAAAATGTATAAATTTGGCTAAATACTGGCAACTACGAGGAAACTCAAATGAAACTAAACGAACTGGCCGTAACACGCCCCACACAACAAATCGCTAAGGTATTCGAGAGTCATTTTGATCAACAAGTTCAATTTGACTCAATGAATCGCGATCAACTGCACAACATGTATCGCAAGGTACGTGGGGTATTATCTGAACACAGAAGCGGTCCTGCACGTCACACCAGTGAGCGTGACCCTGCTTACCTGAAATTGATGATGATGGAACAGGCACTTGCAGAAAAAATCTACGAAGATGAAATGGCCGCTGCCAACGCTGCTGCCCCAGCGCCGGGAGTAAATCCTCAACAGGCTGCTGCCATGGCTGCCAAGCAAAAGATGGACCAGAAGACACAGATACAAAAAGAACTTGAAGATCTGAAAAAACAAGTAACCGACAAGCAGAACGAACTTACCAATCTCAGCAGCACTACCTCGGTGCAAGAACGTCGTCGTGCTCAAACTTATGGATACTATCTCAGCGAAAGCGAAGTTCAGCAAGCCCAGGTGGTTCTGGCTGCACAAGACATGGTTGACAAAATGCAAGGCATGATTGAAGACACCACTGAGATGCAATTTAAAGAATTGCCAGCCTTGGTTGATTCAATTAAAAATCAAATTGGTGCTGATCAAGCAGCTCAATTCAACAATGATGCACAAGCAGCATTGACCGGACTGGTTCAGAATCTGCAAGGCAGCAAACAACAGCTGGAACAAGCTCTTGGTGTGGTAACTGGTCAAGGCCCTGTTGAAATGCCCGGAGCTGAAATGGCTCCACCTCCACCAGCCGGCGAAGAACAAATTGACGTGAGCATGACTGCACCCTCTCCTGAAGAACAACTAGATGCAGCAGCCGTTGGCCCTGCAGCATCTCTAGGACGAGAGCGCAGATAATGCGAATTGATGAAGTAGCTGTAGACGACACCGCAGACAAATTATTGGCCTTGGCCCAATTTGCTGTGGGCCGTGCCACAGATACCTCAGCAAAACTACAGATGCCTGTTCAGGCATTTATCAATCGTGCTAGAAATATTGGGATTGATATCACTCCTGATACTTTGCAAAGCCTAGTTGGCCAACCGCCACTAAGTGGCATAATAGAACCCATGTCGCCAGATGCCACTGAATTGATATTCAAGGGCGGCGAACAACCTGGACCCACTGCTATGCCGGTAAACCAAGCACAAAACATTGTGGCACAGGCTGCAAAATCGGCCATGAACAAAGACCGTAATCTCGGTTGATTCAAACTGGTTGACTAGTTGGCTAGTTGGTAGTATACTCAACAAAAGGAACCAGTATGGCTTATTCAAATCAAGTAATCGATCACTACGAAAACCCCCGCAACGTGGGCAGCTTTGAAAAAGGCGATGCGGACGTTGGCACAGGCATGGTAGGTGCACCGGCTTGCGGTGACGTAATGAAACTACAGATAAAGGTTGATCATGATACAGGTATTATTACAGATGCAAAATTTAAAACGTATGGCTGCGGATCGGCTATTGCGAGTTCGAGCCTCATTACCGAATGGGTCAAAGGAATGCACATCGACAAAGCAGGAACAATCAAAAACTCCGACATTGCCGAAGAACTAGCATTACCCCCAGTCAAGATCCATTGCAGCATCCTGGCCGAAGATGCCATCAAGGCTGCTGTAGAAGATTACAAGAGCAAGCATGATCTCCTTAACTGATGATGCTGCTAGAAAAATAACTCAAACCATTCAACGTCGCGGCCATGGTATTGGTATTCGCGTTGGTGTAAGAACCACAGGTTGCTCTGGACTTGCTTATGTGTTAGAATATGTGGATACAGCACAGCCTGAAGATATCTGCATTGACTGTGCCAACTGCAAATTGTTTGTTGATCCCAAAAGTTGTGCCTATCTTCAAGGACTTGAAGTAGACTACACAAGACAAGGACTCAATGAAGGTTTCAAATTTTCAAATCCCAACGAACGCGACCGCTGTGGTTGCGGAGAAAGTTTTAGAGTTTAAATGATAGTCAACAGATACAACTACACACCCATCAGCAGAGAAACAATAGACGGCAAACGACACTACTGTTTGCCCGACGGCAGCAAGGTACCCAGTGTGACCACAATCCTGGACCGAACCAAATCAGAAGAAAAACGTCAGGTTCTGGCCAACTGGCGCAAGCGAGTGGGCGAACAAAAAGCACAAGAAATTACCACAGAAGCAGCCAACCGTGGCACACGCATGCATGCCTACCTTGAGCACTACATGCTGAATGATGACATGAAACCCTTGCCCGGAAATCCTTTTGCACATCCTAGCTGGTTCATGGCCGCAGAAGTTATTCTACAAGGCCTGTGCCATGTGAATGAATTTTGGGGTGCAGAAGTTCCTGTGTATTATAGTGGGTTATATGCCGGCACCACAGACTGTTTGGGTGTGTGGAAAAACCGGCCTGCTATCATGGATTTCAAACAGACCAACAAACCCAAAAAACGTGAATGGATTGATGATTATTTTGTGCAGTTGGCAGCGTATGCAGCAGCACACAACGAAACCCACGGTACTGCCATTGACTGCGGCGTTATTTTGATGGCTCAACAGCCCGACCTGCTGGCCGATGGTAGCCTGGGCAAGCCCATATACACCGAGTACGTGATTGAGGGAGACGAGTTTGCACACTGGACCAATGAGTGGATGAAACGAGTTGAGCTGTATTACGCCACACGCTAAATACAGCACAGAATCAGGATTCATATGGCAATTGTACAAGTTAGTCGCATCACAAACCGTAAAGGTCTAGCAGAAAATCTGCCGCAATTGGCCGGTGCAGAATTGGGCTGGGCTATTGACGAACGCAAATTATACATCGGCAATGGCACCCTTCAGGATGGCGCACCGGTTGTTGGCAATACTGAAGTTCTCACAGAGTTCTCTGATTTGCTATTGGTAAACGGAGCATACACCTATCAAGGTACCGCTGCTGGATACACTGTGCAGACTGGTGCCACATCGGGCAGTCCGATTAGTCTAAGTTTACAAAACTGGCTAGATCAATTTGCCAGCGTCTTGGACTTTGGCGCAGTGGGCGATGGTGTCACAGACGATACCGAAGCAATTAATCGTGCATTGTATCAGTTGTTCTGTAGAGAAATCAATCCACAAATCCGCCGTTCGTTGTTCTTTCCAGCCGGCGTTTACTTGATTACTGAATCAATTGTGATTCCACCATATGCCAGACTCTATGGCGAAGGTGCAAACTCTAGTGTTATCACGCTGGACACTTCAAGTCCCACAAGTACCTTGAGTGAATACGTGGCCAGATTTGGCGACAGCCTACAACAGATAGGTGTAAACATTGGAAACAATGGTGCTACGGCACCTACCAATATTGAAATTGCATCTCTAGGATTCCGTTCGTTGGAAACCACAGATGTTTTCCTGGTACAGGATGCTAGTTTTTGCACATTTACTGATGTCAGTTTCAGCGGACCCCTGGTACAGGCTGACCTCAACACCGACGCTGATGACATGGCATGTGTGAGATTTGATTCAACACTGAGTTTGATCTGCAACAACATCAC